TGTAGGTCTTTTGCCTACACCTTATTATATAGTACATTCGCATCAAAAATAATTTGATGAACGAATTACAGAACTTACTTGTATCAGGTAAGCCTCTATGGATTACTGTAGATGGCTTCCGTCAAGCCATGCTATCCGTATTCCCTTTGCATGGAAAAATTGACGATAAAGCTGGGCCTAAGTCTGCTCTTGGATTTTCTAAGGCTGAGTTGGAGTCCTACTTGAAAGACCACACTTGGTATCAGTTTGAAACCCACATAGCTCTTCAGGAACTTATCAAGGTGCTTGCACAGGAAGAGGGGTCCGCAGCAACACTCACAGACGAGTTTGATGATGAGCAACTTCCCGATAACTCTATTGCCTATCATCGTGTGTTCGGCACAGTGATGGCAGAGAGTTATTGGTGGTTTTCTTCCAAGCAGCTCGAAGCTGACCTTATCGCAGCTGAAGCCAACCCACAGATTTCTTGCCACTTCCTCCACATCAATTCCCCTGGTGGAGAAGCCTGGTATCTTGACCGTCTGAGCGAAACACTTCGCAACTGTCAAAAACCAATCCTCACATTCTACGAACAGATGTGCTGCTCGGCTGGATACTACATCGGCTGTCATGGTAACCGTATCTATGCACTTACCGAGAACGATTATGTAGGTTGCATCGGCACAATGTGCAGTTTCTATGACTTCGAGGATTACTTTGCCAAACTCGGTATCAAGAAGGTGGAAGCCAAGGCTACCAACTCTGACCTCAAGAATAAGACCTTCGATGACCTCCGTCACGGGAACGATGAAGCATTTGTACAGAATATACTCAACCCTCTCAATGCTCAGTTCCTCGCAGAGGTAAGGGGACAACGTAAGTTGCTGGCAGAGCTGCCTGAAGATGCCCCAGTACTTCGTGGCGAGACTTTCTACACGCCACAAGCTGTGGAGATAGGTCTTACCGATGGTAGCAGAACTATGGCGCAAGCTGTAGCAGAAGCAATGACAATGGGAAGTGAATATACCAATGCCAATAATTTGAAGACTGCCATATATAATATTTAATTTTTTAGTTTTTAGTTTATTATGAATTTCAAAGAAAAGTTGAAAAGCGTTCTTGACTTATTGCAGCTCGGCAAGAAGTTCGAGGACAAGACTCTTTCTCAAGAGGAGTTCAATTCTATTGTGGCTGAATACCAGAAGAAGTATCAGACCACGCTGAATGATGACCTTGCTGCGGAACAGGCAGCCAAGCAGACCGCCAAGCAGGCTGCCGAGTTCCAGCAGATGCTCAACACCATTCAGTCAGTTATTAAAGGTGTAGACCCTGCGTCTAAGGAGAACGAGAATCCAGAAGATGAGCAGCCACAAAGCAATGCCACTCTTGAGGGTATTCTTGAGTCGCTCAATGGTATGCGTGCCGACTTCCAGGCACTTGCAAAGAAGCCTGAAGAGGACAAACCAGCACAGACCATTACGGTTTCTCCTGTTAGCATCAATGGTTTTGGAAACACGCCAAAGTATCTCTTCGGTGTGGAGCACCCGATGTTCTCGATGAAAGACCGCTGGAATCAGATTGCAGCTAATCCTCGTGCAGCAGCAGCCTTGCCTGAAGTAGACGAGCAGGTGGATGGTGTTGCCTTCTACAAGGCTGCCTATGGCTTTGCTAAGTCGCTCAAGGCTCGTTACCAGTATCTTCAGGAGAATAAGTTGCTCGATGCTCCTGCCCTTGCAGCTGGTAAGTATGCCACCAACTATGAGGGTGTAGACAAAGCAGGTGTCGGCGATCAGTTCATTGTTCTTCGACAGGACGCACTCATCGCTCGTGTGCTCCAGCTCCGTGATATGACCCAGTACTTCCCAGTGGCCTATGGCTATCAGGATAGAGGTCTTGTTTTCAATGCCTTCTTCGACGAGGTTTCACAGGCTTATCAGACCGGTGAAGTCTTCAAGGGTGGTATGAAGATCGAGAACCACATGGGCTACGTTGATGATGCTATGATCAAGATGGAATGGGGACCAATGAAGGAGTTGGAACGCAAGTACATCGGTTATCTCAACAAGGAAGGCTCTGACCCTATCAAGTGGACGATGATTGAGTATCAGTTGCTCAACACCCTCACTACTGCACAGGTAGAGCAGAACAAACGCCGTATGCGTGGTATCTATGTGAAGCCCGAGGCTGGCGTAGCTGGTTCTTATCTGAATGCAGGAACAGGTATCCTCTATACCTTGTTGCGCTATGTGCATCAGTACGACATCAAGCCACACGTGGACGAGGACTACCGCAGCTATACACAGGCAACGATGCTGGCTGCCGTTCAGGAGTTCCTTGCCGATGTCCGCAGCACCGTTACCGAGGATATGGATATCGACCAGCACGTTATCTACCTCAACAAGAACCATCAGGGCTGGTGGATTAAGAATGTCCGCACTACCTATGGTAAGGATACCGACTTCACGGGTCCGATGGGTGCGCTCAACGTAGTGCCCGACACTACCACGCACATCATTTGGTTGCCTTACCTCGGTCAGCTCCCATTTATGATGTTGCATCAGCCCGGTAACCTCCAGTTCTTGGAGTACATTCCTGGAGAGATGCTCGCAATGAAGATGCAGGAGCAGATGGAGCAGGTGCGCGCTTGGAGTACTTGGAAGGAAGGTTGCTCGGCTTCATTCACAGGTCGTCGCTTCGATAGCCGTGATGCTATGGATAAGAACGCCTACGAATGGCAGCAGATTTTCATCAACCTCTTCGCTGCAACCATTAAGGATAAGGTGGACGGCAATGATGGCTTTTGGCAGATTACAGGTGCAACCACCACCGCCGATACCATTACCGACATCGTCAATGCCAAGAATGGTGTAGCCTACTGTATCGAGGCTGGTGTGGCAGAGCATCTTCCAAAGATTGCTAAGTCTGGTAAGTTTGCCAATATCTCGGATGCCTTCACGGCTTCGAAGGTAGGCGACTACATTATGGTTATCATCGGCAACGATGGCAACTTCCGTGAGCTGGAGCGTTGCGTAGGTGGCAAGCGCACCATCAACAAGGAGTTGCAGCCTAATGTTCCTGGCGGACGATAAACCTCGGCCATTTTTTAGTTGTTAGTTAAATGATAGTTGAACGTAGGGAGTCTGCTTTAGGGCAGCTCCCTGCAAAAACAAAAGAAAAATGAAAAAGCCAAACATTCAAAAACATTATCGTGCGTACAATCCTTTGAAGGGACTTAACTACGCCAATCGTCAGGCTCGCAATATGTTCATGGTCATGTTTGCGGTCTTCGGCGTGGTCATGCTACTGGGTGCCTTGGTGGACCATTCGATTGGTGCAGCAGCAGGTTCCGGTCTCTCGTTAGCTTCCATGGCCATGCTTGGTCATATCGACGATGTATCCGACCGTGATACCCACGGTAGCGACATCTCTTACATCGTCTATCTTGTTGCCCTCGACCAGATCGACCGCACCAAGGAGTTCCCACAACCAAACGCACAGCGTGAGGTTGCACCAATTCCATTGAAGAAGGGAGAGATACCGCACTACTTCGAGGCACACGACATTCCTACATTCACAGGAACAACCGAGAAGGGTGACATCACTACCACAGGCGAAAACCAGTTTGTTATCATCATGGGTGGCGCACGAGTTCCGCTCTACAACTTCATCGAGGAGTATGGTGGTGGCAAGTTTATTATCTTCTTCAAGCACATCAAGTCGAAGGAATGGTATATCATCGGAGAGTTGGAACGCCCTATCATCCTCTCGAACACAGAGACTAAGGACGATAAGGACGGCCGTTACACCACCTTTACCTTCAAGCGTTCATCGGTAGACTTACCGCTGATTTACACAGGCAACCCTGCTATGAACGCATCGACGGAGGTGTCGGCTGGTGCTACTGAGATTGCCATCACGGCATCTTCCAACACCTATAAGATTGCCAACGGCACAGGCTCGGCAGCGGTTATCGCCACTGTTTCAGGTCTTACTGCCGCCGATAAGGGTCGCTACATTACCCTTGTTGGCGCAGGAACTGATAAGCCAGCTACCGTTACCGACGGCACTACCTTCGTATTAGAGAATGGTGCTACATGGACGGCGAAGGAAGGTGCAACCCTTACCCTGCGCATCCTTGATACCACGACCTTAATCGAGGTGTCTCGTACTGAAGTATAAACAATATCAGGCTGGTCTTACTTGGTCGGCTGGCCAGAGTAATTCTGACCAGCCAAGATCAGCCTGATAAAAACATCAATCGATATGTATAGTGTAAAAGAGAAACTCAACCATTTTCGCCAGTTGTCAAGCCCCTCGGCTGTCGAGGCCGACCTTGCGCTCTTGAGAGAGAAGTCTCCAGGCAACAGCAACCTTATTCGCTACGGTCTTGCTCCAAGCAAGAACGCTGAGGATATTCTGTTCGATTTGCTGGATGTTGTTACGCACGACGAGATTGTTCGCAATCGCCGTGAATTCCTTGCAGCACAGGAAGCCGAGGAAGAAACAGACAATATCCATGATGGCAATGAGAACCCTAACCCTGATGGCGAAAAGAATCCTGAAGATGAGAAGAAGAATGAGACGCCAGTTGTCGAAGGCGAGAAGCAAGAGGACGAAACCCCAAAGGATGACGATAATCCTGCTGATGAGAAGCCTACCGACGAAACTCCTGCACCTAAAGCCGAGGAAGTGGAACAACCCAAAGAGGAGACTCCCACAGAAACGACCGAGGAAGCAGAGCAGGTAACAGTTCCTGACGAAACTCCTGCACCTAAAGCCG